TCCGGTGTACAGCTTGGTCAGACAGTTCTAAGTCAGTGAACAACTGAATGGTTGTTTCTCTGTGATCGTAATCAGTGTGTATACTATAGTCTACCTTGTGTTTACTCATATGTATTTGTGCGTGTTCCTTAATTTAATATTACTTACCTGGTGCACAGATGCACCTAATGTTTTTGCAATAGTAACTTGCTTCATTGATGTTTTAAGTAATAGTCTTATTTCTTTTACTTGCTCGACTGTTAAGTTAGTGTTACTTCTATTCTTTGTGGCCATGTCAATTGAATTGTCTGAGGGTGTTCCTATAAACAAATGATCAGGATTAACACATCCGCGGTTATCACAATGATGACAAACAAACATACCGTCGATATCCATGCCGTGCATTCTAGCACTATATCTATGTGCATTAATCATTTTACCGGTCGCAATGCCAAACCAGGGATAACCATCAGGAGCATGACTGGCATCAAAATGCCAACATCCATTCTCTTGTGGTAGTATCTTTTCTTTAAACCTAATATCTGGGTCTCTTTTAATTGTCATGCATCATCCTCTGGGTATTGTAACACACCATTGATGCGAACCTTGAACTTGGGCTTTTCTTCTTCAGATCTGCTCCACTCTATGTTATCGTAATTATTCAGATACTGTTCACTGTTACCACGCACACTACTTCCTTTACCAGCTGAAGTATCACTGTATGCACTGTCCTTTTTGGCAATGCCTTGTGATATGTCTCTGGCTTTCTTTAGTGCGCTGTTGTTATTAATGATCTTTTCATTTTGTGCATAACGCTTAGTACCTTTATCAGGGTGAGTGTTTGTGTTCCGTTTCTCACTCATCTTTTCAAATTCTTTACGCACTATAGATTCCTTTTTTGTATTTCAGATCCATATGCACTTATCAGTGTCAGCACTGTTAGTGGCAGCCACCAAGGTGATATTAAGCCTAGCAAATGTCCCCATAAGAGACTCAATCCTATCAAGCTCATTACATTCAAGCTCATTACTTTATGTGAGCTTTCTTTAGTCCAACTATCAGGTATTTTCATATCTTTTTCCTTTATATATTATAGTGTTCGTCTAACCCGTTGCCCGGTGCCCGCACTGTGGTTTGTGATCGGCTTAAGGTCGAATGGAAACAAGCTGTTTACCATATACCCTAAAGCGTCATTAAAATGATCTAAGCCACTGTTCTTTTCAGGTGATCTTGTTCCTTCTTTGTAAACATGTTTTTGCAATCCTTTTATTATTTTAACACACTTAGGTTCTATTGTCAAGCGGCAGTTGTCAGCTTTCATCACACTGTTTACTGCGGCAATACGATCCTTAACTGCAGGGTTTATGCTGCCTACTTTAAGTTGAAAGCCAGCATTGCTTAATATAATATGATCTGTGATGCCGCCCACTGCACTTGATCTACGTTGTGCTCCTGAAGCATCTGGATAAACAATAACACGTCTATGTCCGTATCGACGCTGTATCTCTTCACACATCTCAGCGGTATTAGTACCAAAGATTTCTATCTCGTCTATGATGTGTAGTCCCCACTGTGTTTTAACAGCAATAACAGCACAGCCAGGATCAACGTTAAAGTCAATGCCTATGTGTAACATTGTGTCTCTGGTCAGCAAGTCTGCTTTCTGCGATAAATTGTGATCACCAAATGCGTAGTATATAAGTCCTGAATAGTCTATCCACTGTGCCAAGTACTCTTGCTGGAATGTCTTTTCATCTAAGTCTCGTTTAGCGGCTTCTATCTCAGCTTCAGATACATTACCACCTTGAATGGTTGTGTACTGCCAACTCTTCCAGTCTGGTAAACGCTTTTCATTTTGATATAAGTCAAACAAGTAGCCTCGTCCTTTAGGTGAACTAATGATCAATGCAGAACCTTCTCTGTCACTAAGTGTAGGTCTTAACACTGCGTTCCACACATCAGTTAAGTTACTCACATCAGCAGCTTCATCTATTACTATGTGATCTAAACCTAGTCCTCGTATGCTGTCAGGATTGTCCACACTACGCAACATTATGATACTGGCATTAACTAATGTGATAGTTAGTTCGCTTTCATTGATCTTTTTAATCCAGTTCTTTTCACGCAACATTTGTTTGAGGTCTTCCCACACAATTTGCTTAGCCATACGGTAGCTTGGTGCTACATACATTACTTTGCTGTTAGGTATGGAGGCGTGTTTGGCTAAGCTGGCTATACTAGCATAAGTCTTACCGAAACGTCTACCGCTGACAACGACCTTAAAGCGGGCAGGATGCGTGAGTATTTCTCGCTGGGGGTTTGTTAACTTCACAGTTATTCCCCATCAAGCCACGGTAAAGGTGTAATACCTTCTTGTGATACTGGATCGTTAACTAGACCAAGAAGATTCTTACTGAGGAATATCTGTACTGCTGGATTATGTCTTACTATTGCATTCTCCAACATAGCTTCCATAAGTCTGTGCTTGGTTTTCTCTCTGGCACGTTCTACTTCACTTCTAAAGTGATCGCGAAAGGTTGATTCGTTAACACCGAAGTAAGCTGCTAGGTCTGAGTATGAACAGTGTAGTGCTGCTAACTTTCTAACTTCTTCTACGGGTATAATTTGTTTGTTTTCACCTCTGCCCACAACTACACCACGCACTGTTTTTTCTGCGTATCTGCGTTTAGGCTGGTAAGATTTTTGGGTTTGGGCATATGAATCATCAAGTTGAATATACTTGACGCCATCTATTTCGAGGATGTTCTCTTTTTCCGGTGAATCCACGAAAGCGGGATCTTGTTCATTGAGTTCAGTCATTGTTATTCCTGTAATCACTGTTTATCGCCAGTGTTTGCGTAAAGTTAATTGTGCTAGAAGTATTTATACAATATTCATAATTCGGTGTACCTTTATAGCTACAGTAGTAAATATGGATATGCTAACACCAGACCAAAAAAGTAAATTAGTTCATTCCAGTTACATTGCACCACACTTACAATACTTCTGTCAAAAGTGGAGTACTGCGGCGGATTGCCCACCTCACTTTGAAGATATGATGCTACGCTTCATAGAGATGGGTTTCAAAGGACAACTAGACTTTTATATAGTAGATGATGTGCTGTACACAGTAGAACAATATGTAAAGACTAACTACAAGCTGTTAAATCCAGGTAACGAAAAGTACAGAGGTGAACGGGTTTGGAGTACTTCGCATTCTAAGTCTAGATACTAAAGCTCTTAACACAGTAGTGGTTTAGTATTCCACCATTTGGTCTGTGCCAAGAGCTATTAAAAGCAAAACAGTATATCCACTGTAACACTGATCGAAGAACACACATTGACCTCAACCAGTGTGTCACACAAACACTATTGTTTGTGCATACCTTAACAGTATAACATCAATGGTTGACATGTCAACCTTTTAGTCGTAAAAAAGCCCCTAACACTGTTGCGTTAGAGGCTCTGAGCAATACTACTTAACTACACGAACACTTGAACATTTAGTAAAGGTTAGGTTATTGCTCCGCCCGGAACAATCCTTTACTGCAATATTTATCGCTAATCAATGTGTTTGTTCAAACGCCTGCTGGAAATAATGCGTCGTTGTAATTCTAATACCACTAACTGTAGTGTTGGACTGCCTAAGTCTAACTTAGCACCAACTTGTTCTAAGTAACTAAGTGGTAAACGAGTTATGTGCTCACCAGCATATTGATCTAGGTGCCAATACCCAGACTTCTTGTGTACTGTTTGCATTACTTGTTTTTGATCACTGTGTGGTTTATATACTGTACTAGCGTATTTTGAGCCACCAGCTTTACTCCAATCTAATTTAGCCATTATAGTTCCAACCTAGCTTTGAACTTTGATTGTGAATGTAACCAATCCATCTCTAGCATAGCGGCTAACATATAGTCTGCATTTTCAAAGTCCCATTCGCTAATCCATTCTTTAAGATCATTGCAACATTGTTGTTCAAATCCTTTCAACGAGTCTTCAGAATACTTTATATGATCTTTAAAGAAGTAATTGTGAAAGCCATCTAACTTAGCAATTGCTTTTGTGTCTATAGGCAAGTCATCCCAAATGCATTTAATAGGCCAGGCATACCATTGCTGAATTATTGTGTCTTCACTATCTAACCAATCCTCTATTGAATTAAATCCTGTTGCTTCTAGTAAATCTGCTGTATCACCCATTATAGTTCCATCCACTCTTCTTCTTTTTCGTTCTGCAATATACCTTTCATAACAAAGTATCCTGAATCATAGTTCTCAAGTTGTATAGTGTATGTCTTATCGCCAAGCAATACTTCAACTTCAAATGTGTCTGAGTTAAATATAGCCACTGCTTTAGGTATTGCTTTAGCGGCTATTTGTGTTTGTTTTGCACTGTTTTGTCTAATACATATTTTACCTGCATTAGCACCATCTCTGATTGCTTCTTTGGCATACTCATATCCTTCCCAACTTTTATACTTGTCAGGCACACTTTGCATTATGTCTCGAGCTCGTCTGTTCTGACACACTGCTTTGAACTTCTGAAAGTAGCCGGGTTCTTGTAGCACATCTATGTTTAACTTAACACTAGCGGCAGTGCTTTTCTTGTGAACACTTACTTCTATTCTGTGTATGTAGTCAGCATTAATAATACTTCTGGCATCACGCTCTTTGCCAGCTTGCATCTTTTTACGCAACTCTGCTTTCTCGTCCTTGAACTCGCTGTGCTTGGCTACTTCCTTAGCATCTCGCTGTTTTCTTTTTTCGACAACTTCATTTTCTAAGGCGGCACGTTCTTGTTGAAGCAATTGGGGGTTAGCATCTCTGATGCAGCTCACAGAAGTCTCTACATCAAACTTCTTAGACGTGGCTTTAGCCGCGTAAGTAGTGTTAAGTGTTTCGTGTTTCGTATTATATGTTTTAATGTTAATAGTATTAACATTACTTCCGCGGGTGCTGTTTTTAAATAAATCGTTTGCCATTTCTTTTCTCCTAAGTGTTGTTTTATTATACCGTGATTGACCGTTTAAGTCAATCGAATTTGCTTGTTACGGATAAATAATATTGAGTTCGGACTGTGTACAATATCAGCGTCCTAGTTAATATATCTACAATGCAATGCCATGCTAAAGTAGAGCTCCTGCAACATAGAAGTGGCCTTTTATGTTGTAAGCGCAGTCCGAACTCTTCCATTACTTAACTTCCTTGAATTTAATCTTTAAAGGTTTTTCGTTATACTGTTTGGTGTTTAAGTTATACCCTAAGTCTTTCTTAGTTAACACACCATCGTACACATTATATATAATATTAAATAGTCGAGTTAAGTAGACCAATTGCTTTTTAGTGTAGTCCTCGGAGGGATTACGCAATCTATTACCCACTATACCACTTGCATAACTTAGCATACTGTTGTGGTGTTTGTTCTCATAACTGCTTTTAGGCATCTCTTTATCTGATTTTGTTGCAACTTCATACAGTTCAGGATAGAGGAATTGCTTTGCTGAAGCATCCATAACAAATCTACTTAACCAATGATGTATGTATGTGATATCTTCGTCCCACATACGCAAGTGTTTCTTTTCATTGTTAGCTTTAACTTCATACCAAACAGTTAATGTGTTACCATCTACAGTGCTTTGCGGCAGTATGTAATAATTCGGTTTACTTGATGCCATTGTTTCGCTCCTTGATTAAATCTATTATCTCGAAAGCACTTTTTTCGTTTTGGTTGAGTTCTACTTTATAATTGTTTAAGAATTCTCTCATATCCATACCATCTCCCGGCTTATTAGGGTCATTGTAAATCCCCTGTGCGGTTTTATAACGCCAAGTGTCAGCATCAGGATGCTGTGGCATTAACCAAGTCCCAAGATCGTTGTCACTCAATAATTCAGCTGCGTGTTCCGGCTTACTCATATGTACAAATAATTTATTT